CTAATCCTTTTACTAGGTCTACACTTCTTAGTGTTTTTATTTTTAGTGGATCCACAAGGGTTACCTTTTTCGTCGGTCCATTTTTCTTTAAACCAACGCTTAAGGTTTGCACCTTCTTTTGTTTTTCTAACAAACAACGGTGACTGTCTCATTACTTTTTAGCGTTCTTTTTATACTTGTCAGCTTTTTTAGGGTCATAACCAGGGGTTACGGTTTTTCCAGAGTAATCGGTTACTGGAGGAAACATTTTTTTATTATAACTCCCGTCGTGCTTTTTTTTAACTGGTTTATTTTTTTTAGCACTAAAATCTTTTAGTTGTTTTCTTAAGTTTAAATTTCTCATAATTATTATTTTTTACCTTTATTTTTTCTACACTTAGCTATTGCTCCACTCGCATACGCTGAAGGAAATACTTTGTATTGCTTCTTTACCTTATGGTAACATGCATCTTTTAATTGAAATGGCGATCCTTTTGTTAACTTCATAATTTTTGTTTTAGTATACCCAAAAAACTTCAGGTGATTTATTTTTATCAATATCTACATGAATAAATGTTTTGCCAACACCTATTCTTTTAAATCCTACTTCTCTTAGTATATCATATAGCTTAAATCTATCAACAGAGTTAATACACTTTATATCTACAGCTAAACCTTTTAAGTGTGAAGAATCTGGTTTACCTCCAACAAACTCATTGTGTTCAGGTGTTCTAAATCCTGAGTTAGGATCAATAGCTTTACCGTATTTTTTACGAGCAATATCTAACATGCTTATAAGTTCATCACTCATATTTTTCCCGCTACCTTCTAAGTCTGGAGAATCAAACTCTCCGTAAGTAAAATATTTAAACTTCATTATTTAATAGTATATCTTTTTTTACGAGCTTCTTCTTCTTTTGCTTTTTTAGTTTTAGCTCTAGTTGCTTTTGCTTTTTCTTTACCTTCTTTTTTTCTTCTAGCTTTAGCTTCAGTTTTTATAAGTTCGTGCTCTTCATTCTCCGCGCCAACATCCCAAGATCTCCAACCTAAAGCGAGAGCTACTCTTTGCCAAACAGTGTTTCTATAATCTAAGGCTTCAGTTAAAGCATTCACCTCCGTTACAGCTCTATCTAAAGGTAAGTTTGTGATACCTTCAGTTACTGATCCTAGTACTTTATATGATGGACTTAAATTAAATTTACCATCTATAGTAATATCCCAATCTCTTTTTTCAATAACATCTTTTTCAAATTTCTTTGTTTGAATACCGCTATAAACTTTTCTAAGTTTTGATCCAATAGATGGAGATAAATTTGCTAAGGCTAATATAGTATAGGTGTGATCAGCCATAAACTTCTTTTTCTCCTGTTTGTCATATTCTTGATAAGCATTTTTAATGGTAGATATGAAAGCGCCAGGTAAACCAAAACCTCCTTTTAAAGTAGTGTCAATCATTCCATTTATTATTCTACCTTGCTTTGTGCTATACACTTTCCCATACTTTTCTAATTGCTCTTCTTCAGTAAGCTCATCATCCTCATCTTCAAATCCTGGTATTAAAGCAAATAAAGCATTCTGCAATGCGGAGAATATTATGTTTTGAACAGTACCATAATATATAATTTTACTTAAGTTGGAAAAATCACTCTGTATCATAGTCTGCCCAGGTGTTCTTCTTCTGTTTTTTATATCTAAAGCAGCCTTCTTTATAGACCTATTTAACTGTATAGGTGTATTTTGAAATGCTAAAAGCATTCTACCGACAATACTTGCTTGATCAGATGATATTAAAGCCGGATCTCCAGATTGTTGGGTTTCTTCAGATATTTGACTAAAATCTTTAAAAGCCATTTCCTCTGCTTGTTCCTTAGTATATAGAGCCTCTCCCTCTTCGTTTACTTTTTTCAAATAGGAATTTATTCTATTTCTATAAAATGTAGCACCACCTGCTGCAATAGCAAAACTATCCGCCATTTGTGTTGGTGTAAAACCTATTTTTAATAAGTAACTTAAAGCAGCTAATGCTTTGTTTTTAGACCCTTTGACCGCTCTTGCAATCTCAGCTTCGTTAACATCACTTTTCAAACCAGATCTTCTTTGCTTAAGTTTAGATGAATTAAACAGTGTAGCAAAATCAGACCAATATTGTTTTTGATTAGCAAACGCAGCTGCTGCTTTTATAGGGTTGTTGTCTGACCAATTAATAAAGTTAACTGTCGACAATGTTTGTAATAGCGCGGATCTTCTATTGAAAAACATTATTGCCCCAATAGAATTGTTAATCCAGTTATTAAATCTATTAGTATTATCAGACGAAGAAGATGGTCTATTTGTACCGTTTTTCATTCTGTACAAAATATCTTCTAAAGCATCTCTAGTTGCTTTACCATAACCAGCTTCTACTTTGTTAAGATTATCTTCGCTAAATATTATATCTGCATTTTCAATAAATTCTGATAAGAATTCTTTTCTACCTACCTTTTCAGTTAAATTATTTAAATCAGATAATATAGTCTCCGCATCCCAAAAATCACCAGGCTTAGCCCATTTAGGTCTTTTTGATATCTGTTGTAACTTTCTAGCATACTCACTTAAATCTGCATTGTCGTTTACATAATCAACTAATTTTTTCTGATCTATTTCAGATAAACCTGGTATTTCATATCCCGAGGCATTCCATAATGCAATTCTTATAGCTTGATCGTGCGTAAATTCAGTCCCTGGTACAAGTTTACCAAGTTTCTTTATAACAGGTCTCATTTGTTTATTAAGTGCCTTAAAATCATCCTTAAACGATTGTCTAGTTTCTTCAATAGCTCTTATGCCTTTAAAGTACGGGTCTATTAAGTTATCTTGAAAAAACTTTTGATCAGCTTCACCTTGTCTACCTTTTCCAGCAAAAGTATAAGAGGTTAATCCTTTAAAGTCATCGAGAGATGAAGGCATAAATAATTTAAATTTACCTTTTTTAATACCTTTTCTTCTAGCTATTACTTTGCTAATAGTTTCATTTGCTTTAATGCCTGTACCTCTTTCTAGCATTTTATTGAAGCTTTTATCTAGTTTTAAACTAGGCTTCATATTTTCCATTTCCGCTACAGCTTTAATGCTTTTAACTAAAGACTTTATGCCACTAGCTGTGTCTAATGAATTACCTTTTGGGTTTTTTATTTCTTTAAAATTTGGAAAAAGCCTCATATAAACTGTAGTATTGGATCTCACGGGTCTTAATACATTATTTGTAGTAGCCTCGAGCTTTTGATAAAATCCAGAAAGTTTACTTTGATTACCAACTGCAAAAGCACCGTAATTTCCAATCTGCATTAAATCTATCCCTTTGTAAAAGTCTTCTACAATAGATTGGTTACCTTCGTAACTTATGTACCCTGCTATTTTACTAGGCATTTCATCCTTTATATTTTGCCAAAATTCTTTATATGGTAATTCTAAATGACCGTTATCACTTATAGTTGCTTTTTCGTTAGACTTTGAATTAGCTTTATTAATGGCATTTATTAGATCATTTAAATACTTTTTATTTTTATTTAAAAAATCTACAAATTTTTCTTTGTTATTTTCACTTAATTTGTTATTTATTTTTAAATTACTAGAATTTTTTAGTGAAACTAAGCCATTTGTTATTTTAAACAATCCAGTTGATATACTACCTATTTGAGCTTTATCATTAAGCTTAACCTCCACTTTATATTCTTTACCATTTGCTTTAACTACAATGTCTCCTTTTTTAGATTTTATTAACTCAATTTTTACTTTACCACTAGTATAATCATTTAAAACTTTTTGTAAAGCTTTTTCATATTTAAATCCTTTATTAGAAGCTTCAGCTTCTTGCATTCTTTGCAATATCCCTTCTTGTATGATATTTTCTAAAACCCTATTAATTACATTTTCAGGTATTCTATTTGCAATACCAATTTCTTTAATTTTATCTGAAAGAAGTCCTTCTTCTATTGCTATTTTTTGTATATTATTTATATCTTCAATTTTCATAGAATACTTTACAGTACCTCTATCTAAGTCTCTTTGAAGCTCGTTAACAAAATTATCATTTAACATTTCCCCTAAAGCTTCTTGATTACCTTCAAAAGCTTTACTTATATCTGAATTTTCATTTTGTATTTCTTTAGACAATATTTCAAAAGCTATTTCTTCAGCTATAGCTTTACCTAAAGATTCTCTTTTACCTCTAATAAGTTTACCTTTTTCATCAATAAATAAACCTACAAAGTCAGCATCAGAAACTTTATCGGCAGGCACTCTTCTAACTATTTCATTACCAGCAGTAGCCCCTCTAACCAATGTTTTTTCACGATCAATCTTCTGACCAACCCACTGTGGATATGGCACAAAATTAGGTGCAAACTCTTCTTGAACAATTTCCTTACCACCAACGTTCACAGTTACTTTCTTTCCAGTATATTTACCGCCAACTGATTTTTCAATCGCTTGAGGAATACCCCCGCTAACTTTCTTACCACTGTCTTTACCCATTAAAAAAGTAGTAGTCATATTTTCTATGATAGCTTTCTTATGTTTTATAAGATTCTTTTCATAACTACCATCCTTTAATTTACCCAATCTTTGGATAACAAGTTTAGGCGCAGCATTAGGATCTCCTACAACTTTACCTATTTTCTTTTTTATCTCTGCAACTAAAGGTGTTGTGGCTGAGTTATCACCTCTTCTAGCTGTGATTTTGCTTTCAAGACTAGCTAGAACTTGCGTTAACTTTTCTGTTATAGCCGTTAAAGTAAAGTTAGGTACAATATTGCTTTTAGTAAGTGGTACGTATTTTCTTTTTTCAACTTCTTGAGGTGCAGCATCTTCTCTTGCAATAACATTTTTAGCTACACTAACGTCTTCTTTAAAACCACCTTCACCTTCTTTCTTAAATTTAGCTAAAGCTTCCTTTACCCTATTTCTTACACCGTACTGACTACCTATAATGTAACCACCTAAATCATTGTTTGACTCAGGGTTAAAAGCCATTATGTTTTTCTTTAATTGAACTCCAGCTACTTCTATAAAAAAGTCGTCCCAACTTTTACCGTACACATTGTCAGCAACAACACCATAACCAGCAGCAATCTTTTTAATTAAAGGATTAAGCATACCTCTATCAATGTTATTTATGACTTTAATAGCTATCTTTTCTTTAAATTCTTTATTAGTTGTACCTGGAGGTACCATTTCTTTTAACTGATCACCAATTCTTTTTTCATTTTTCTTGGTATCACTTTTTACTTTTTCTTTAGCTTCAGACGGTTTAGATAATTCTTTCTTTTTAGATAACCTTATTTTTGTTTCTAAATTAGCTTTAGCTGTTTGAAAATCAATTTCATTATCAAAATCAAATTCATCTAAATTATTCAGTTCCTCTTGCAAAGATAACGAAGGTTTAACGCTAGCAGTTCCTGTTCCCTTTAGGTTACTATCAATAAGCTTACCTTTAACACCTTCTTGCAATGATTTTTCAAGACCTTTGCTAAGTCCTTTTCCTTTTTTAATACTTCTATTATAATCTTTAATAAAGTTAAAAACATCTTGCCCTGTATTAAATTCAGCTTTCCATCCAAATTTACTAAACAATCTTCTAAAAAGATCTTTTAATTTAGTTCCTAAATTCTCGCTGTATTTTATGTCACCATCCAGCATAGCTTCACTTAAAAGAGTTATAGTTTCTTCCCTTAAGTTACCTAAAGCTTTCATTGCCTTATCATTAGCTTTTTTTGCTAATTCAGGGTCTTGCATGCTTTCTGATATGCTTTTAAGCTTATCAATTTTAGGTTGGTACTTTGCTTGATATTGATCTAATCTTTTTTGTAAAAACTTATTGTCGGTTTTTACTTTAAGAGTCTTCATAAAATCAAAAAGACTATTGCTTACGCTAATTTGATTTTCTGGTGATAAACCGGATTTTAAAGTTTGATCCAACGCAGCATGTAAAACTTCGTGAGCAGCTGTATTTACAACACCGTCTTTAAAAGCTTCTGCTCTATTTATTAATATTATTTGGCTACCATCTTTTCTAGTTATAGTTTGACCATAAGCATCGCTATAATTTACAATAGGTTTCTTACCGTCTTCTTCCCTAATTTTATCTACTAACGCGTTTACGGTTGCTTGATCATCTGCAAATTCAATATTTGCCCCTTTTACGCTTTTTAATATTTCAACCGCTCCTTTTTCAGATTTAACTGTTTCAGCTAATAATGCTTCTTTTGCAGAAACATTATTTAACTCTTCATTTATTTCTTTAATCCTAGCTTTTTCTTCTTTTACTAATTCAGGATCTTTATTTGCAATATTTTGCTCAATGTTATTTTTTTCTATTATTAAGTCAAATGCTTTTTTTCTTCCAGATTCACTAAATGTTTTTGGAATTTTTAATCCAGAATTTCTTATAGTACTTAAGTTTTCGCTTTCGTTCCTGTATTCTTCTTGTGTAATTTCACCGTTATCCAGTTTTCTCTGTAAATTACTTTCAGCTTCTTTAAAAAAATTATTAGCAGCTTTAAGACTTGATCCAAATTTACTTGTTAAATCAAACTTTGTAGCTACATCCCTAGCTGAATTTCTTAATTCTGAAACAGATTGCCTATATACGCTTGCTCCAAAAGGTATAAAGAATCCAGCTAAACCACCTCCTAATGCAGCCTCTCTGTTAGCTTCAGTATCTATATATTTACCTATACCACTAAGTCCTTCTAATTGAGTTCCTATGCTTATTTGCGAAGCTAAATTTTGACCTAATTCAGTACCAGCTTCTCCAATACCCGCTATAGATTGCTGTTTTAACCCTCTAGCTGTAGATTTTACAAATTGTTTTACCTCGCCTTTATATAAAGAGCCTAGTGATTTTCTTAAAGTACCACCTAGCCCTAATGCTTTCATTGTATTTTTAGCAACTTTAGTAGCTCCTAATTGTTCTAGACTAGCGGAAACTACACCTGTAGCAGCAGCCTGCGCTTGAGAAGCGTATTTGCCTTCCTTTAATGCTTCTATAATGTTTTTTTCGTTGTATTCTAGACCATCATTTTTTAAACCCTGCTCTATAGCCCCCATATAAGAAGCTCCGTATTCCATAGTGAACATAGACATAAACCCTGCTCCGGCTAGCACTGGATTACCTGTCATTGCCCCACCGGCTGCTACCGCCATGTAAGGTGCGGATGCTGATATAGTTTTTATAATGTCCTTAAATTGTACCCCATCAGAAAAATCTGCTTGAGTAAAAAGAGAACCATATTCAGAAGAGTCCATAACATCTTGTATATCTTCAGCAATTGATTCCTGTGTTAAATTAATTTGATCTTCAAGATATTTTATTTTATCTTTTACAGTACCGCTTTTACCTCCAACTCTAGTATTGCTTTTTTGACTAAAAGATCCGCCATATATTACTTTAGCATCCTCTTTTAATTTACCAGATTCAACATCATTTTTTAACCTAGTTATTTCGTCATACTTATTCTGTAGTTCTACTTGTTGAGCTGCTACTTGAGCTTTGTTAAAGTCTCCTCCCATTTGTACAAATGTACCTCTAATAGGCTCTACAACATTTGAAAAAATGCCAGTAGGATCATATTGATCAAGAAAATCTATAGAGCTTAAAAAAGCGCTTTTGTATCTTCCAAACTTTATATTTTCCTTTTCAGCAACTTTACTAGCTACTAATTGTAAGTCTTTTACAGTGTTTTTATAAGCGGCAGATTGGGACACCGGATCTATTACAAGTTCTTTCCATCTATTATCGTACGCTTTTTCAGCTTCAGCAATTCCCTCGGGAGTGTTGAAATCATATTTATCTCTTAATCCAAGAGCGTAATCTTTCAGCTCTCGTTCTGCTTTTTTAGAGGCTATTTTTATTTGATAGTTTATAAGTGGGTTTTCTGCAATTGTTTTTTGTATACCTTGATCTAAAGCTATATTAAAATCTTTCTTATCATCAAAAGCATCAAAATTGTTTGGTAGATTTTTAGAAAACTGTTTTTCAGCGTCTTCTGTAGGTATTGAATCGTAAGTATTAGTTGATTGATTGTATTGCTGCCTAGTGTACCTAGGAGCTTTATTAGCTAATTGTGATGCTGCAAAATTTTGCCGGTATTCTATATCATAATTTTTTAAAAATTCATAAATACCTTCAGCCTTTAATATACCCTCAAAGCTATCCTTATAATCTTGCAATTGTACACTATAAGGTTTTTCATTGTAACCAGTAGTTCCGTCTTCTTTTAAATAAGTCCCGTATATTTCTTTTTTTTCAGTATCTCTTTTGTAATCTTCAAATTCTTGTTGAGTTACTTCCCTACCGTTTATAATAAATGGCTTAGGGTCTTCTAAATCCGAAGGAGTATCTACCGAAGGTAATTCCGTAAAACCTGCTTGTGATGCTGTCATTGGTTGCTGCACTGCATCCGCATCCTCTACAGTGCTTGTTGGAAAATCCTGTGGTTCGTCTTTTTCAAAAGTAATTTTATGTTTACTAATATAATCTTCCATAGAAAGATTTGCTAACTTTGCAGCATTTTTTATTTCTTCTTCAGAGTATTTAAAACCGTCGTATATATACATAGTTATTTTTTTTATTTAATTAAATTATTTAGGAATCCTTGGTAGGAAGCGACGGCTTAGGGTAACCTAATGCGTCAGATAAAAATTTTATGTTTGTATAACCCCCATCCATGACATCTGAAAACTTACCTTGAGCACTTTTTTGTTGAAGAAACCATCTAACGTCTCCGTTTTTGTCTTTCTTGCGTATTGCCTGAACGTTAGGGTCGTTAAAACTATATATAATTGGAACATCGCCTTTAATTCCTTCTTCAATAGTTTTATTAAAAACTTTTATTCTTCTTTTTTCTTCTTGCAATTGTTTTTGTTGAGTAAATGTTAACTCCGTATCTGTATTGCCTTTCCTTTTTTCTGTTAAATCTTTAGTAACACCAAAAATATTATAAGTCGCTTTTGTTTCATTTATTAACGAGTTCATTAAAGCTTCCTTAATTAAATCTTCTTTACCTTCTCCAGTTAAATCATCATCATAGCTAAGATCTGGCTTGTTGCCTTTATCAAGAGTATTATTGTATAATCTTATTTTTTCTCTAGGTGATAAACCTGCTAATATCATATCAGCGTTAGGTTTTAATACTTTTTTAAAATAATCTTCAGTTACCCTAGCCCCTGTACCACCTTTTCCGTCTTTAATTATTGCTCCTTCTGCGCTTATAAATTCACCAAATCTCGATTTAAAATCGTTTGTATTAAGAGTTGCTTTTATAGCGGTAGACATTTCTTTAGTGACATCTGGAATTACAGGAGGCATTTGTGTAGTTGCAACGTTGTCGTTTATAACGCTCCCCACGAATTTCTCCCCGTCTTTTGTTTTTTGATAAACATCTAAAGAAAAAACAATCTGACCATTTTTATTTGTTTTGTATCTAGCTTTTGTTCTTCCTTCCACTTGGTTTGATAAAACAGCCATTTTTGCATAAAGCTCTGGGTTCTCCTTAGGATCAACAGCTCCAGGCATGCCAGGTATTTTATTAACCTGCTCCATCATAGCTTCTTGAGACATAGCAGTATTCTTTAGCATGTTAGCCATATTGCTCCCTATGTTTTCCATGCTATTAATAAAGGTTTTTTCTTCAGCTGTTCTTTTAGCTGGATCCTTCATTAAAAGACGATTCATCAAATTTAATTGTTCGTCTAAATCACCAAAATCCGCAGTTGGATTTTTAGACTGTGTTTGCATTATAGAGTTTTGAGCGTCAGCCACCCTCTTATCAGCTTCAGCTCTAATAGCGGCAGTTTTAGCAGCATTATCAGCGTGTATTTTATTTATACTGGATACGATACCTGTGCCAACCCCTGCCAGTGTTTTTTGCAAATTTTGTTGAATTTGCATCGACTGTGTATCTATATATTGTTTTGGATTTCTATAACTCATCTTATATTTTTTTTAATCGGCCCATGAAGGTCTGTAACTTAGATCTATACTAGGGTTTTCTATTCCTACTGGATCAGGTAATTCTGTTGCGACTACCATATCTCTAGATTCAGTATAAGGATTTGCTTGTCGCGAAGCTAAGCCTGTTAATAAGTTTCCACCGATAGAAGCTAAACCACCAATTAATCCTGCAGTATTTGCTTGCCTAGCAGCTGAAGCTTGCATTGCTTGTGCCTCAGCTCCAGCTAATTGCGCAGATACTCTATCTAGCTGTGCCATTTCTCTTTGCTCTTGAGTTTGAAACATAAATTGTTTTCCAGCAGCATCTAAGCCTTGCACTCTTCCACCCTCAGCAATTTGTATACCCTGAACTCTTGCCGCTTCCTGCATTCTCATTCTATCTAGTTGTTGCTCGCCCTGTGCTCTTAATCTTTCGTTATTTGATTCTTGCTGTTCGATATTAGCAGATACACCTTTTTTACTTTGTAAAGCTGCTTGAGCTAAAGCTGTAGCGCCTCCTGATCCAGAGCCAGTAGCTCTTAATGTATCTAATGTATTAGCTAATGATATATCAGCTTGTTCTATTTGCATTTCTGCTGCTTGAGTAGCTACACTTAGATTAGCGTATGGGTTAGATAATGTAGAGCTAAGGTCTTTAGCTAAGCCACTTAAATTCTTAACACCTGAGTATGGGTTGGTTATTTCTTGTCTACTAGCTTCTAATACACTTAATTTTCTTTGAAGCCTAGCTTGCTTTTGTTGAGCTTGTCTTTCAGCTCTTCTTCTTCTTCCACTACCAAATATAGATCCTACAAACTGAAGACCACCTGATATTAAAGCTGCTCCAGCCATTGTCAGCTCTGCCATTTGAACATTACCTTGTCCAAAGAAAAATATTTCTAAAAATTCTATCATATTGTTTGTTTTTTATCTTCCATAAGTTGCACCTACTGCAAATAATTCCTTTAATCCACCTGGATTAGTTGTAGAGTCAGTTGTCATATATACACTTAGGTAATGACCTTTTAACCCTGAAATAGCCGGACCTATTAATACCTGCCCAGGTAATACATCACCTGTATTTTGCGCTGCATTATTTTTAATAGCTGCAACATATTCGTTTTGTTTTCTGTCAAAACCAGCTCTATATTGAACATTGTTTTCAACATAAGCACCTTCGTTATAACTATATATTCTAGATGATTCATCAATAACTGTTGTCCACTGGTTATTAACATCTAATACAGGCTGTATCTCATCTGACTTTATATAACTTATTTCCCAACCATTACTACCTTCATAGTTTATAGTTTTAAATGTTTTAATTCTAGTAGGATCTGGATTTATAATAAATTCAATAATACTAGGATTAGTAGATCCTCCATAAAAAGAAGCTCTAGGAGCAGAACTGTCGTAGTGCTTATATACATTGGAACCGCTTGTTGTAAAAAAGTTTCCGTTAGAACTAAACCCCCAGTCAGGCTTATAAGAATAAAAACTACTCCATCCGTTAGTTGCTTCATCAAAACTTAATGTTTGGTAAGCACTATTATTTGTATTATAATTTTGTAATGATAACGTATAATTCTTACTGTAGACATCGTAAGCACCTAGTATTTTACCATCGTCTGCAACGTTTAGTAAATTTTCTCTAAAAAAGCTACGCATTCCGTAGTTTGATATTTCAGTAATACCATCCATTGAAAGCCTTAATACAGCATTTCTATTTTTGTCTACAAAGTATTTTTGATACCCGTAAACAGCAAAAGACTCTGGGTTTTTAGAAATACCAAACTCCCCGGCATAAGAAACTATCTGCCCTATAACTAAATTCGTCGATGTTGTTATTGGGTTGCCTTCAGCAGAATATATAGCGTCTTTATCTATTAAAGCTCTATTTACTTTTCTTTCTTGGAATATAATCAAGTTAGTATCTTCAGCGTAAAGCTTTTGTATACTTCCATTGATAGGATCAACACTTCTAGTTATTTCTTCAGCAACACTAAATTGGTTTGTTTGGTTAATACCTGTTCTAGAATTTAAAGGACCAGAATATATTAGTGAATTTGAAAGTCTTTGTTGACTATCGTTGTCTTCTACAATATATGCTTTAACACCTAAATCTGTAGACGTATTATTATAGCCACCTCTTATTCTTGATTCTTCTATATACCAATCCTCTTGAATAGTAGTGCTAGCTGGAGCTGTCCAAGCGGTAGCCCCAGTTTTTTGATAACCAACAGGAGCGTCAGCTATTCTCTTCACGTAAAATGAGTTAAAATATCCTACTTCTAATGTTACTGGCATATTTTATTTATTACTTGTTTTTTGTTAGTATTACGGTGGCGTAGGGCAATTGGTATTTCCGTATGTATCGTCACCAAAAGTTACGTTAAAGAAACTATCACCACTGCTACAACCTGATCCTGATATCCTTTGTGTTATCAATCTATATTCCCCCTCTAAATTAAACGTAAATGAATCAGTATCTGTTATGTTATTATCACTAGACAAATTTTCTGATAATGCAACTGTACCTCCTGTTGATTTAGTTGCTTGAGTCCAAGAACTATTGGCATCAGATCTGTATTGTATTGTATATATAATTTCAGAAGTAGCCGTAGTGGATGTATTTCTAAAGGAAGTATTAATATACATAACTCCCTGGGTTAATGCACCGGTTGAAACAGGCTGTACATCTGAAGGAGCTTGATCACTTACATTGTAATATATAGTACCAGATTGATTATATCCTGTAGGATAAGACCCTGTTGCCCCTGCGATATCACTTGCTAAAAATTGGTACTCTATAGATTCTGCACAATTAACTGTATCAGGTGTTCTTTGATTTCCTCTACATATAGCTACTGGTACATTTGGTATACCGGTAGTAAACTGTATAGCACATTGAGTTGAAAGAGAATCAGACCCAACGCCATTCAGATCAGAAACCTTAACTGTTATGTTGTAAGTAACTTCGTTTGTTAATGAATAACCACTACCCATTTGTAATCTGCCTGGCACAGTATTTGAAAACTCAAAAAACCCAGCGTCTAGATCCGTGGTAACTCCATTAACTGTTTTAGTTCCATTACCCACTTTACTCCATAATAAATTTAAAGTATTAACGGCCGGTGTTCCTGAGGTATCAGCACTCCCGTTATCATCTACAGTGAAGTTTTTTATTACGGTAGAGGTATTATTTAATCCAGTAGGATTAGAACAATTTATATTTCTAGGGGCTACGTTTGTTAAAGATATATTATTTAAAGTTATATCGTCAGTATAGGTTCCAGAACCATCATTATATGTTACATTAACTGTTATAGTATATACGTCGTTAACAGCGCTGTTTGAAGTATATACAAATCTAGAATTAGAATTTGATTTTATTTCAAATCTATTAGTGTTAGAATTTAAAGATACAGAAAAAGTATCATTAGGTACTGTTTGATTAGGAGCTGTTATGTTTATATTATTTATAGTAATATTACTACTAGCTGCTACACTACCGCTTCCTGTTATAAAATCAAAATTATTTCCAATTGCCTGTTCGCTATTGATACTTTCAGGAAAAGTGGCTGCGGTAAAATTAGCGCTAACTAAGCCTCCGTATTGAGAATCTATAAGTGAATTTAATGTTATTAAATTACCCGATAACGAAGTTTCCCAAAATATATCTAATATAGAATAAGCTGGTTTTGTCTCTGCAATTGATAAAAACGGGATCATAGAAAGCTGGTTATTATTCGAACTGTCATAAACAGATGTAGTAAAGACTCTAGCTCCTATTGAATTATTTCCATTTTCAGTAGATGATATCTTTACAACCAACGGGTTTGATTCCCCATCGTATATAGATGGATCTGGCCCTGTTGTTCCCCAAGGTATTTTACCTGTTGGTTCTGGTATTTCGTTAACATCTTCTATACCACTAGTTGGATCTCCTGGAGTAAAATAATTATATGTTTGTAATATAGCTGATTCTCCATACTCTCCTGACGTAACAGCTGGTTTAAATGGAATAGCTTGTATTTCCATGTCTCTTACTGTAGCAATACTTAACACATTTTGTGAGATGCTATTTGGATAGTATTGAGCATTCCAAGGGGTATCTTTTCTGTAAGAAGCTTGTGGCTTATTATCTATAATAGGATTATTAACTCTTATAGTTATTATTTCGTCACTATTATACTCGTTATCGCTAGGTCCAACCTCTTTTAGATTTCTAGGTATTTTATTAATATTGTCACTAATTAAAGTTGTAAAAAACAATTTATTAGTATCAACCTGTTGAGTTACAGGATAACCATTAATAAATCCAGGTAGGTAAACATTGTAATATTCCTGCTCTTGTTGTTTTACAACAATCTTGTAAGAATACCATCCCAATGGGTTTGAAGTTGAATACACTCCAGGGTGACCATCTTGACTTGACCCTGATTCACCTATAGTTTCATTTAATTGTACACTTAAAACGTCTCCTAACCATTGAATAACAGGATCCGTTGTTTGTCTATCTAAGGTATTATATGGATGAAAAACTGTTGAGCCAGGTATAGATGATACGTCATCATAGGAAGAAAGTATAACATCAGATTGTCTACCATATCTATCTGACAAAACAAAACCAACTTGATATGTTCTGTTTTGCTTTAAAGTATGTTTAGGGAACTGTGTGTAGTTATCGTATCTTGTATCCTTGTTTTGCGCTGTTGCGCTAAAAGCTATTTTATTTGGGCTGGAATGCTTGTCTAGGTAATTACCATACACTATTCTATTACCTATAACTTCTTGACTTAAAGCTTTAACAGGTACCTTGTCTGATACTCTAGTTGTTTGGTTTTGGGGTAAAGTTTTATACGGTTTATTTGAGGTGTAATTGTATTCTACATAATATTCAGAAATGTCTCCATGTATAAAATCATCATAAGCAATACTAGGTAAAACTGTTGTAGACGGGGTAATGTTTAGAGTATCTAAAACCTTAACAGCTAAAGCATCAGATTCTTTATATAGAATATCTATTTCGCTTAAGTGAAGGTTGTTAATTAATTGAGTGTAATTAGCATTACCGTCTGGAGTTGGTATTTTTAATAGTATATTGTCAATGTTGTTTTCAAACCAAGATATTATCGTTGATTTGTAAGCATTATCCATATCATCTGTGGTGGAATCTAATCCACCTCCAAACTCACTGTAATTACGAGGGATAAACATAGGTTGACTAAATGGAGCCATTAATGAGTACTCGTTATCTTCAAATTTAAATCTATAACTAAATCTAACAAATTTATCGTCTAGCCATTCTGAATCACCTCTCCAGTTTATATCGTAATCAGGATTATCGCTTATGCTAATAAAACTGCCATCAGGCAATGTAGTTTCTTTATCTAAAGTTATTGTTATAGACTGAAAAGCACCTGTATTGTCAACAACTGAAACACTTGCAACTCTAGTGTCTACTGGTATTCCTGAAACAGTAGAGGTAACTAAATCTCCTATTTTTGGTATACCATTATTACCGTTATACAAAAATTCGGCGTCTACAGTTGAGGCTCCTTTTATTTGATAAGTCTTATTAGGGAATGTTCCTGTTATGGTAGCATTTCCTGATGAGCGGTTGGACATGTACTTACTGCTTTTGTTAGTCATCGAACTTCTGCTAAAATCCAATTTAGTTCCGTTAGATATAGTAACACTACTTGACAGCGTTAATGTATTAGCAGCTGGCTTGCCTATGACAACAATCAAACCTGTTATTTGTTGTGTAGCTAATTTATCTTTTTCAGTAACTATGTCTCCAACTTTTACACCTGAAGAATCTGCGACTACTATTGTAGAAGAATTACTTGCTGCAGCTGTTAAGCTAGTTTGAAATCTATCCATTACTAATATAGGCTTATATGGAGCGTACTTAGCTACCGATATTTGATCCTCATTAGTGTAATGCCCTAAAGGTTTAGTAACATTTATTTTTCTAGGTTGGTTATAATTGTCTGTCCAAAATAAAAAATCTTCAATTAAATTTATACCGGTAATGATATAATCTTTATTAAAATTTAAAAAAGACCCTTGGACTAAAATAGTAGGTGCCTGCAGTCCAGTGCTTAAATTTACACTGAATATATAATGATCAGTATTGTTTGTTGCAATAAAATAACCTATATTGTTGCTTTCATCTACTGTATATCCTATTATTTCAATGTTCGGATCATTACTACCTGTAGACAAAGATAAATCAGATATTTTTACATTTCCTAAAATATTTTCAAATTCACCTACAGTAGACCCCTCAGATCTACTTATAGACAAGTTTTGAGCTTTTCTATATTCACCATTAGGCATTATACGAGGATCAAGATCTTGATTCATCTTGCCTTTAAGAAATGTATTTTTAATTTCAGCCATTTAATTCTAGTGTTTTATCCATTTAGATTTACCTCTCATTACTTGAACTATTTCATCAAGTTTTATGTTTGATAGTCTTATTTTAGCGTTTCTTAATTTAGCGCTTCTCTCTTGCTTTAATCTTCTAACTATATATTCAGGTTGGTTTATTCTAGAAGCTACGATAGCGTGGCTTATATGAGCATATAAAGCCTCTTCTGCCAGCTTAGGAACTTGAGTATCCATATCGTAGGCTAATCCATCAGATATATACTCTAAAACTATAAGTGCGCCAGCTAAATTACTTGAGAAAGACATCTTGCCTTCTCTGTGGTTTATAGTAAACCATCCGTTTACTTGAGCATACTGAGGATCTAATCCGTAATTTTGACCTAAAAGCTGCTCATCCCAACCCCAATTGTCATATCCTTCGTTATATAAATCTTCTACATTATCTTGATTTATTAAAGTATCGTCTGCTGTTCGCCATCTTTCCTCTGTTATCGATGTTCCCTCAAGGTTGTTACCAAAGTTGTCTTGTGTTGGCACACCCTTAGAATCCTGTACAGGTGTTTCAAATGGGTTTGTAGTTAAATTGTTTGCAGGATATATAGGTCTTTTTACACCTAACTGATCTATCCAGGACACCTTTGTGTAGTTTACGTAATCTTGTGGTATCACGACACTTAATTCAGGCGGTATATTTAATTCTTGTGATTTGATACTTTTTAATGTATCATAGCTAAATTCCTGCATTCCACGTTTAGCGTGAAATATTATATCTGTTCTTTTGCAACTAGGTATTAATTTACCAGTTCCAACATAAGCTATTTGAAAGTTGTTTATTACATCTTCTAAAGAGATGTAACTGTAACTACCGTAATTTTCTTCAACAGTATTACCGTAGGCATCTCTGTTTCCATATTCACCACCACTTAATATTTTTAATTGAACAACAATACTTGTATTAGCTGCTAAATTACCTGTAAATGTTATTGTATTACCTGAAACAGTGTAAGCTGAAGTGTATTCTGTATATGTTAAAACACCAGCGTTTGCGGTGTATAACTTAAAATTATTTAAAGCGTAGTTTTGCTGAAGAGGATCATAACTACCAAATACTAGTTCAGTATCAAATGTAGTTGTGAAGGCTTGCCCAGCACCAGCTGCAGATAAGAACTTTTGTGTACCCGCGTAATATTGCTGATTATTTTCTGTAATTAAGCCCATGTATTATTAAGATTTTTCGTTTATGTCTTCTTGTTGTATTTTTTGTGCCGCTACTTGTATTATAGTAGGGTCTTGTATTATAACTCCTGAGTATAATAATATACCTGTAACAACATCAACTTGCTCAGATGGATGTAGTTCGAAGTTTACTGAAGAACTAGGGTCATAAATATACTGTCCTAAGCTACCAACTGAATATCCCCAATTTATCATTGCAGGTTGTTTCAAGTAGGATACTTGAATATCAGATGTTATACTTGTTGGATATACACTTATTTTAGTGTCTTCGTATAAAAATACAGGTTGTTTTTTAGTTGGCGCAAGTAATGGTGCTCTTTTTATTTTGTACCATTCGTTTCTTTCCACCATTTGAGCTTCAATAGTATCGTTATAAATTACAGTACCTAGCCTATAAAAGTTTGGCAATGAAGCGGTTGTGAAGTGATCTGTTGAAAATGTAGGTGTGGCTATTGTTTTAAATATATCTAGTTTTTCTTCTAGGTTTTTAACTCTGTTAGCATACTCATTATCATTCTCCGGTATACGTAACTGTTGATTCAGGTCACTCATATATTTTTCAAATATACCTTGCTGAACTTGATTACCTACTTTATTAAACTCATCTGGGGTTATATAACCTCTCTGTTGTTGGTTAAGTATTAATAAGACAGTTTTATAAACTAAATCTACATTTATAGCCATTATTTATTTTTTTATTATAATACCAGCCAGCCACGTTAAGTGACTAGCTAATATTAGTATTACATGTTATTCTAAGTTTTTCTCTACTGACCTATAAACTTCTACACCTTCGTCGGTTTTAAAGTAAGCTGCCATTGCAGAGTAAGGATTTTCATCAAAAGGTACAGTCATTAATTTCCTACCATTTGATCCCCAAGTAAATGTTCTTTGATCTTGAGATAATTTTATAATACCCATTTCAGAAGCTTTTATAGCTATGTTTCTTAATTGAACATTATCGTCGTTTGCTAGCTCCATGAATAAATCTGGGCTTTTCTTTGCAAACAATAAAAGATCTCTTTTTAATTCTTTAGTTGTCATAGTTGAAACCTTAGAACCTAATTCAACGCGAAGTATTGCTTCAGCATCATCAATATCCATGGTTCTTGCAGCCATCATTGCGTCAATTTGAACTTCTAAATCCTCTAATTCATCTTCAGCTATAGCAACAGGATTGTGTTCATAGTATTTGTTGCCCAGCAATGGGTGATATAGAGATAATAATTTTTGTAGATTTTGTTGTTCTTTTTTAACGTAAAGTACACCGTCTTTAAACATTATATGTCCCAATGTAGCTTGTCCACTTTGCTCGTCTATAAAAGGAGAATTTTGATTGGTTGCGTATCTAATTTCTCTTTGTATTCCTTTTTCCTTATCAAAGTATAATAAAGGATGTCTTGATGTGTGTTTTGATGAAATTGTTAAAGTTAAAGGTGCTTGACCTATAACTATATACATTCTATCTTTTATTTCCCAACTTGGTTTTGCTGGTTCTTGTTTTTTTGGAGCAGTCATTACTTCTTGCTCTTGTACTATTTCTTTATTTGCTACAGGCTTTTTAGCTGTAGGCTTTTTTGCATTTGCTGCCATAATATAATATAATAAAATTTTTAATAAGAGTAATAATTACCCTTGTCAGTTCAACAAGGGTAACTACTACATTAATTTAATCGGTACTAGTCTGTGAATAACACAAAGTTGTTAGCCGCTTGAGTTACTAAACATCTTTCAGATAAGAAGTGAACTTCCATTGCATCTAAATCAGAAGTAGCAGCGCCACCTACAGATCCAGTGATCCAGTTTTTCATTCTTCTATCATCAGCTTGAGAAGCTCTATATCTTACGTGTAAGAAAGGTCTTCTGATGTTAGTTCCTAATATTTGATCGTAAACTGTAGAAGTTCCAGCAGGCACTAATACACCTTCGATACCAGCATCAGCAACACCACCACGAGTAGAAGCGTCGTTTAAGTATTTCCAGTCAGTTTTGTAGAAGTCATAAGAACCTCTTCTGAAACCAGAGAAACCTAAATTTAATGCCATTTCTTCAGAGTTTTCAAATACACCAAAAGAACTACCACCGTTGTAAGCAGCTGTTCCAGCTTGTTGTCCAACTCCAGCTAACATATCATCAAAGTCTAAAGAAGTTTCTCTATTTAAGAATAACATGTTTTCTTCGATAGCTCCTTGAGTATCTAAGTTTTTAAGAATTGAATCAAACTGAGCTAAACCAGTTGCTGCAGTAAAGTCTACTAATACATTTCCACGGCTTTTAACAGCAGCGAAAAGACCCTCAGTACCTTTAGCAGTTGTAGTTGAAGTTCCAGATTTTAATTCACCTTCTACCATAGACATTTCTAAGTAGTCTTCAAAACGTAATCTTGTTTCAGATTCAGCTTTTAAATACCATAAGAAACCTCCTTGACCAGACTCAGTAGCTACTTCAACCCATCCAATCTGAGCAGTGTCAGATCCGTTGATTGCATACTTGTCTTTAATGATAATAGGAGAGTTAGAATACTGAGTAAAAGAAGGTGTTACAGAAATTCTGTTAGAATCTCCAGTCCCTTTTCCATATTCAGATCCGTAAACAAAGATTTTTAAGTTTGGTCCACCAGTTACTAAGTCAACTTCAGCAGCTCCACCACCGGTTCCGTCTAAAGCTTCTTGAGAGTAAGGAGCAACAGTTAATACACCTGCACCTAATGCACTTCCAGGAGTAGCTCCAGAAGCAACAACGTAACAGTTTAATTCTGCTCCAGTTGCTGGATTCATTACTACGATTGTAGAACCAGGAGATACAACATTTTCAATAAGAGTCGCACCAGCTCCACCAACAGGAATAGTTAAGGTAGATACTTTAGCTCCAACAGCTCCAGCTGCAGTTGCTATTACGTTCTCGTAAGAAATGTGTAATCTATTTTGTTCAGACCATACTACTTGATCAGAAGTCATCGGCATTTCAGCTCCTACCATTCTTAAGAAACCACCTAAGGTTCTATTTCCATAACGCTCTACTTCAGCTTCATAGATTTCTGGTAAATACTGTTGTGCAAAATCGTTGTTTCCATCAGTAAAGTTTAAATAATTGCCTTCTAAGGCTTGTTTTTTCTGTGTTGGGATTAAACTTCCAAACACTGGGCTTACATTTGCCATAATTTTTTAATTTTTTTAGTTAAATTTTTTTGTTTTAATTCTAAGTTTAGAAGAATCATAACCGCTTATTGACTTAACTTTTATTCCGTTTACAAACTCACTAGAACTAGTTTGCCTAGGTTCTGCGCTTGGGTTTTTAGACTTGTTAACTATTTCTTTAGTTGCGTCTGTCCTCCCTTGTTCATAAAAATGATTAATAATCTTGTCAGCATTTGAAGCGATATAAATAGCCTTGTGATAACCTTTCGTGTCTTTTACATTACCATTTTCATCAAGAAACTTTCCTACGAAATTATTAATGCTTGATTGGTTTTCTGCAACTTTATTTGGATCTTGTAAACCATATCTAAACTTCTTCTTACCTACATTGAAGTCAAAACCTTTGAATTCATTAGTAAAGTAATCATTTGTTTTTGATTTAAAGTCTGAATGCTGTTGCTCAGCTATCTTCTGATCTTCTTGATATCGGTTGAAAAATTCCATTGCTTTTTGTTGTTCCTGAGTAACGCCGGGTCTCAACTTGATTTCGTCGTAATATTTACTCTTGGTATTTTCTAAAAAGCCTTTTGCTTTTGCAACTTCTTCTTTAAACGCAAGTTTCTTTTTGCGTATATCTTTTTCCTCATCTATGTCTTCATCATAATCGTAGTCCTCTAATAGCAGGCTAACGTCATCTGATTCTAAATAAGGTTTTGTTTGTTTGTAATATTCTTTTAATAGTGTTTTATCATCAACACTTGAGTAGTCCGCGTTTAATCTAACGTAGTCTTCTACTGATCCACCTGTTTCTTCCATAAAAGTAACAAGTTTATCTATGTTTTCAGGTAACACTCTTTGTTCAGCTACTTGCTTGTATTCTTCAGCGGCTTCTTGTAATTGATTGTTCGGAGGCGTATCATCGTCTTCGTCTACAATTTCTATAATACCATCTTCTTCAGCTACTTCAGGCGTGTCGTTAACGACTACAACAGGTTCTTCAATAGTATCTTCTTTAACCTCTGGTATTACTACTTTAGCAGCTTCTTCAGCTACTGGCTCTTTTACTTCATCTATATTAACCTTTATAGGCTCGTTAGATTGATTGCCTAAATTTTTAGGACTTGTTTTTTTGGATTTAATTTTAAAATCCCCTTCTTGTTTTACTTCTGACATAATATAATATAATTAAATAATTGTTTATTAGCTAGGTCCAAACTCTTCTATTCCGAATCCACCTAACACATCGTTTCCTGATGATTCAAAGTTTTTAGGTAATCCCTCTGTTTGCCTTTGTTGTATTAACTCCGACTGTTGGGATCCTTGCATCTTTATTCTTTTATCTTTTCTATCTTCAATTTCTTTTTCTTTAGCCCCTTCCGCATTTGCCCTTACCTGAGCTAACTGCATATTAAAGTTAAATTCTTCAGCCATTAACTCTCTTTTTATTTGAGCTTCAGTCTGCATTCTTTGTATTTCAAACTGCGATTTAGCTTGCTCTATACTTACTTTTTCTTGAGTGAGTGCTTGTTGTTTTTGCACTTCAGCCATTGCAGCTTTTTCAGATGCTTCAGCGTTTGCTTGAGCTTGAGCTTGAATATTAGCTTGCTGCTGTTCTTGTTCTCTTTTTATTTTTTGCTTTTGTCTAAGCTTTAGAAATTGATTAGCTAACTTTATGTTTTTTATTTGTCTGATATCAATTGCGTCAGATAGTGCAATTGCTTGTGTTTGCAATGCTACTTGTATGTTTTGTTCTAATAAAGCTTTCTCTTCATCTTCAGGTTCTAACTCTAAGTATATACCAAAATCATGCAGCTGTAAATTCATTAACTCTTCAAGAGTTTTTGTATTAAATGTACTTATAGCGTTCGTTAAAGCGTTTTCCGTTAAAGGGTTTTCAATAACGTCAGCTACTTTTAAACTTATATTTTCACAAGTTCTAACCGTTAAGTAAAGTAAAGAATCTAATATATGTTTGGTTGCAATATTAGAAGCGTTAGCCGCCATCTTTTGCAGACCTACAAGTGAATCTTTACTTGGAGCACTACCATCTCTAGCTTCATTTAATCCTGTCACATCCCTTATCATTTGTAAGTAATACTGATATGTACCAATTAAACTCTGTATTTTACCTTGACCGCTTGAAGATGATAATTCTTGCACAGGTACTTTACCTCTATTTAATTCACCGTCTTGCGTAAGTGATCTACCTACAACAGAACCTGTTTGAAAATACATGTTTAATGCTTCAGCTGGATTGTATGTTGTACCATTACCCAAGTCGACTTCTGCTAAACCATCCATATCTAAGAATACACCGTCTGGTACTATTCTAGACATCACCTGCTGTAATTTAAGATGTGTTATTTGTATCATATCAGCAAAGCTAGTAATTTTACTAACCACGGATTCAATACGTCCTTTATACATTCTAGGTGCAGATATACAGTAATTCATCATTACTTTTGTAGTATCAGCTGTTGGTCTTGTCATATTTTCTGCTAGCTTCCATTCTAGCATTATATTTGTACCTAGTACCTTTGCTCCAGTATATAATACTTCTATTGTTCTAGATATTCTTTCAAAATTGTCATTAGCTGGAGGATTGAATGTGTCAGGTTTTTCTAACGTTTTTTCTAATCCTTGATCTGTTTTCTTTATTTTAAATACTTGGTCTGAATATGTTTTGTATTCAAAGTATAATACTTGTATTGTGTTAGCATCGTAATTGCCCCAGTTAGTTACATACTGTGAATTACCAGGCATGTCTTGTATCTTTTCTAATTCAGCTGGTGATAAGTTTGGGAACTGCTTTTTAAGTTCTGATAAAGAAATTGATTTAACTTCACCTACGTAATATATATCTTCAAAGTTTGGATCTTCTGTATATGAATAAATCATATTAGCAGGATCAACATAATCAGTGACTATACCTTCAGCTTTATTAAATGATGTTTTAATAGCTCCAATACCTATAGTAGTTAAATCGTGAGCTAATCGTTTTTTTGTTTCATCATATTTATTAAAAGCCAATACATTATTTATAACCTCTTCTTCTGCAATTTCAACATTCTGCTTAGGAGTCATTTGCAAATGTATATCTAGCTCTTCTCTGTTTTCAGGTAAACTTTCTAAATCTCCTGTTGTTGAGAAATCCATACCCAAGTTTTGCTTTATATTTAACAAAGCTTTTTTGGTATTCATGTCTTTTTCAACAGCCGCTGCATAATCTGTTCTACTTTTCACAGAAAATGGATCTTGAGCAAAAGCATTTATATCATATGATTTGTTCGACATTCCATTTACAACGATATCGACAAATTTTGATATAACTGGTATTGGCTTCCAGTCTAAATTAAGATAAGATAAATCGCCGTTTATAGACAATTCATCTTTATACTTTTGTATTGATTGCTCGCCTCTGGCATATAAACGCAATGAGTGAAAGCTATTCCAATTGTTTAAGTATCTATTACCATTACCTCTTCCTTGATTGAACCATTCTTGTTCAATAGCTCTAGAGACTTGTAAGCCGTAATCATAACTAGCTTTTACTTCGTCGCTAACAACCTGGTTAGGGAAAGAACTATCGGTATTTGTTTGTATTTTCATTTATCTTAATATTTTAGACATAGAACCTCTATTATCATATCTTTTAATTCCTAAATCGTAAACCTTTTTTTGCACTGGACTAACAGGTGAGTATAGGTTTTTATTGCAAGCCATTATAGCTAATCCTGAACTTATAGAAGCATCGTGTTTTGTTCTATTGTTTATATTGAATTTACCCCAATCTTCTAATGTTCTTTGAAAGTACATATCTCCATAACCTGCTTCTGTTCGTCCAACACAAGTTTCTATGTATGATTCTATAGCTGCAGCGTGTGCTTGCTTTATATCTTCACTAGAGTTTGGTATACCACCTATCTCTCTTTCAGTTACAGATAATTTGTTTAATCTTTTATCAGGTCTGTTCATTGAGAAGCCTCGATAACCTCTTCTTTTAAAATGATACAGTAATCTAGGTTTGTTATTTTCAGCAAGTAATGGCATACCGTAAAATATGCAAGCCATCAATACGTCTTCAAAAAATATTTCAGCAGTTTGTGGCCTAGCTATATATTCTAAAAAGAATCTATTAGGCGGAACATCTTCCATGCTAAACTTAGTTAAACCGTGTAAAGCTCCATTAGAACCTCTTTTATCAACTGTACCTGATATATCATAACTATCACAACCAAAAGCACCACAGTGCTCGTTACCTGGATATTTTGTGTTACCTTTTACTATAACCCTGTTTTGCAATTGAACAGGTGGAACCCAACTTACATTAAACCTGCCATTTTTGTTTGGCACAAATATAACTTTAGTATCTTTGATCCCGTTTTCCCACATAAAACTTCCAGTGGTTATTATCGATGTGTTTCTAAGATCTTCGTTATAATCTATCTGTTCGTATATTTTTGTTAAGTTGAATAAAGATTGTTTTGCCTCATCTCTAAAAGCATGTTGCTCTGTTCTTGGAAATTGACGGTAGTATTCATTTAAACCATCTTGATCTCCCTTTAAGCCTTCAACTTCATTATTCCAATAATCAATTACACCTTGTTTTATAATCGATCCGTCAGGTCCTTCAATTGTTTTTTTTGGTGTTTCAAATACAGGAAATCCATAAGAATCAATGTATCCTTCGTAGTTCCATTCCATAGGAATGAACAAACTATAGAGTCCTGAACGAGTTTGTCCATTTGCATTTCTTTTTGTTGCGTCGGAGTCATAGTATAATTTTTTGAAATTTTCACCACCCTTATCTAAAGCGTTAGATGTACTACCCATCATACACTTACCTATAATCTTAGAACCTAATCTTAAACAAGTTTTTGTAACTCTCCAGTTATTTAATATATTTGTAGGTCTTTCCCATTTTCCACTTTCATCGTGTACTAATAGTTTTAATTTTTCACCATCGTACGAGTTGTCCCCGGTGTTCTTCCAGTCGATCGTTGTGTCGAGACCTGTGATCTCCTGTAACTTCTCGTTGGTGTCAAGCTTTTTACGGGTGAATTTTGATGCTGGTACTCTGTACGCAAGCTCCGTCTTCGGCCTGTCCATACCGTCCTGGATTGGTTTGAAGAAGAAGGGATAGTTAACTGAGATGGGTACGACCTTATCAGTAAACATCTTTTTGGCGTCTGGCCCGGACTTTGATAAAATGCCAAATCTTGAATCTGTGGATATTGTTGCCTGATTAACCGTCTCGCCTGATGCCATGAAAGAGAAACCTGACCGTCGGTTTTTAAGATAACACATTCCGTAACACCGTTCATCTGCCTTACAAGCTTCCCAGAATATATAGAATAATCTGTTTGATTCCCTAAAGTCTGGTTGCCCAACATCAATTTTGGACCACTGCAAGTACATGTAGTGAGTGCCAGTAATATAAGAAGGCTTGTTTTTATTAATAAACCAAAAACCTTCGTCACGCCTTTTAAACTCCTTGTCAATATAGTCATACCACTTTTCTTTAAAATCTGAAGGGTACTCATCCCAATCAAATACTGATTTAATTTTAGAAAGCTCCTTAGGATATTGAGTATATTGCCATTTGTTTTCTTCAAATTCAACAACGTCTTCTGCTTTTGGCAATGCTATTTTTAATCCTTGTATTTCGTAAACTTCCCCTATTTGTCCGGTTTTACTAATTATAACAACGTCATGTTCCTCATTGTATCCGTAATCCCACTTCTTATATCTATTTAGCCTATTAACTATTTTAGGCTTTATATAGTCTTTTAATACTGTTACTAAAGTTTGCTCGTACATTACCTAGATCTTCCTTCTGCAAATCCTCTAAAAGCTTGCTTCATTTCTTCTTTAGCTTCTTTTGGATTATCATTTAACAAAGCCTCTTCCGCTTCTATTCTAGTAAGTATTTCGAAAGCATCAAATATCGCTAGCTTTTTTGTAGCTGCGGCGTTTTTTAATCTATCAGCTGTTATATCGTCCCCAGAATCAACAATAGCTTCTTTAGCTACTTTAATTAATTCTTCAACTGCTTTTTGCCCAGCTAGGATTATACTCTTCTTCGTTTCCTTCGTGTTCATACTTTATTACAATATCATTAGATTTCATACAATAAACTCTTTGATCATCTATTATAAAATCCCATTCACTGCCTGGTGTAAAGCCTACGACATCCCCTGGATTGATATTAAGCGCTTTTAAAGAACTATTACCTATTTTTAATATACCAATAAGGTCTTGCTCTTTTTGTGATCTTAAAGTGTCTTTGTTTTTCAAAGGCATTACAAAACATCTGTCTCCAAATGATTTCCAATCCCCTGTATTTTTATACAAATATATTTGATCTGCTGAACAAAAGTGTAAGTCATCTTTAAAGTGAGATCTACTTCTTTTCTTATTGCCTCGGATATCATAAAAAACTCTAAATACATTATGATGTATTATTATTATGTCACCTTTTTTTATATTTGTTTTAAAAGCTTTTGGCGTTTCAACTACTATAGCTAGATTATTTACAGACTTGAAGTCTTCAATTTTAGTGTTTAGTATTAATGTAACGCTGCCTAGCTTTATTTTGTTATCGTATCTATCGCCAATAGGTTTGACAATAAAATCGTATAGACTTCTCATTTAATATTCTAAATCATACTCAACGGATATTGCCATGTTAGAATTAAACTTCTTCCATGGCATAACCTCGTTTCCTTTCTTTATATAAATACTGTAAGAATTAGATTGCACATCATGTAGTATACAATCTATAGTATGTCCACCATAAACGTTTTGCCCTACTGAATAGTGCATAGCGTCGTTCTTATAGTCAGAACCTATACTTATTTTTCTTACAACAGAACTCATTATTCCGCTATTTCAAGAGTTTTAGTTTCTTCTTGCTTAGCTTCCTCATAAGTACCATCAACTAAGTTTACAGTTATATCACCATATTCTTCTCTGATTTCAGCCTTGATACCATCTAATTCTTTTACAGCATCAAAATGTGCTGCTAGGTATTCTGCTTTTCTTGCCTCTAAAAATCCTACTTCTGTAAGTATAGAGTTCATTTTTCCTGTTGCGTCTTTAATAGACTTTAATTGTTCATCTGTTAATTTTCCCATTTTATTTAATTTAATTGGTTACTGTTATTACTATTATTACTTGTTTTTAATATTTTTACTTTTAAATACTGGCGCTAACTTATCTACTATTTTTTCACCACTTCTACCTATAACATAACCTCCAATACCTATTTCTAATAAGCTCCAAAATTCTGGTTCTAAAACAGGTGTGACTAAGTATATTGACAGCTGTGATATGAATTTTGTATATATGATTATAAAACCAAATGAAAGCATTAGTATTGGTCTCCAGCTTCTTTGTAACCAGTTACCTTTAGCTTCCGCTATAATAATATCAGTTTGCATTTTCTGCAGCTCTAGTTGAGCATCCTGCAATACTTTAAATATTTTATTTCTAGCATTAAGTCTTTCTTCTTCGCTGGTGAATAAGTTATCAACTACATCACCAACTTGTTTAAAAACTTTAGTACTGAAAAACTCTAATATCTTTTTCATTATTCTAGAAACACCCGGGCTTAAAATTGCTACCTCTTGAAACTCTTTTTCTTAAATTTGATTTTACTTTAAATAGATTTTTTTTCTTTTTCTTAGAGTTATGGCTTTTTCTTCTCTGCTCAGCTGTACTCCCGTGTGCCTTATCAAACTCATCTTGCCTTCTAACTTGAGAGAGAAGAATTTCTTGTCTTTTTGTAAGTTTTTTAAGAGTAGGCTTTTTACTTAAATCAATTTTAGGTGTATTTGCTGAAAATGGTTTCATACTTGCTGACTTAGTTCCACCATACGAATAAGTTGTTGTTCTAGAACCTGACTTTCCAGCATTAAACCTTTTAGCCTCCTCCACGTTTCCACCTTCTGCTGCAAACTGCTTATAGCTTTTACCAGTTTTGCTACTACCTGGTGTTGAGAAAGGCTGAGTTACAGTAACTGTAGTTCTTCCGCTTTGGTCCGTGGTAGAGCTCTTTTTCATGTCTCCGTATTTTACGTTACTTGGTTTTGGATCTTTTGGATCTGGATCTGGCATTGTTATTGGTGATGCCGGTATAAATCTTTGTATTTTAAATGCCATAGTTACTTTGCTTTTTTATATGCTTCTTTTTCCCAGGGTAAGTTTTTTGCCCCTTCTTTCATTTGTTTGCGTGAATATTTTTTACCTTTCCAGTAAACGTTTTGATCGTCGTAGTCTAAGTCGCCACGCTTCATTTGATCTATGTGTACCATTTCGTGGTTTATAACACTATTTAATTTAGCTGGTGATAAATTATTGTTTATAATAATAGTACCGTTATTATTGGCTTTACCTAAAACGCCATCTTCCATATCTACACTGTAAATAGGAGTATTGTCTATGTTATAAAATGGTGTAATTTTAAAAGCCATATTTTTTTTTTAAAAATAAATGTACAGGCGGGTCTACAGTGCTGTCTTTGCAAAAAACTGGGGCGAGCTTCGCGGCTGGTTGTGGGGATCATCCCACGTGTAGCCGAAAGGTACCAAGATCTCTACCAATCATGCAAATGCTTGTCATGAGAAATGCTGGGACAACACCTCGCTGCCTGTACAATTTTTATTTTACTTTCTGCAATATTTAGACATCCAAGAACCTTTCATGGCTAGTGGAGATTTACCTAATTCAGATCCATATCCTTTGTTAAGATTTTTAACAGCAGACCCTTTGTCTACAATAGGATTGTCTTTAATTAAGTTTTTCTTTTCTTGCTTGTTGTAATTTTTCATTTTAATATATATTTATTATTAACAATTCCATCTTCTTCTAGCAGCTCTACCTCTTTCTGAGGTCCAGCCTTTTGATCTAGCGCAAAATGACTTTCTTCTTTTAGCATCCTTACTTCCTTTTTTTAATTTAGAAGGAGGTGTTGTTACGGCTGTTTGTAATTTACTACCGGGATTATCTCTTTTGTATTTTTTAACACCTTTTTCAGACATACCCCCACCAGCAGCTGCCCCTGTGCCTGTTTTATTTGCTTTGTTGTAATATCCTTTAGACTTCTTTTTAGAAGGTGCAGGAGGTTTACTCTTTTTTAAAAACGGAGAACTTGATTGAATGTAAGCCATAATTATTTACTTTTTTTAAGTTTGAACCATTTAGACATAGTATAACCTATAGTCACTATTAATAATAGTATTTTTAACCCCATCTCTATTTTAGTAAACGTGGTCACCCCTAGTGCAAAAGTATTTATCGAATATAATTTAAAATCTCCAAGTGTCATACTACATTGCTTTAGCCCGCTGAGTAATAGGACCTTTCATAGAATCACAACCACAGTGTGCTTTAGAAATTTCCATTCCATATTTACCTGAACTAGATCCTTTGCCTTTTGGCAACGCATCTAAATCTAAAGGGCCATCCCATATAGCGTTTTGTCCTACTGATGCTTTGTTTTTATAATCTTTCATATTTATTTATTTATAAGTTTTATTCTTTATAACCTTCTATTCTAGCTTTTATAACATCAGCACGTGTAATTTTACCGTCGCCGTTTTGGTCTTTCATAGATAAAGGTCCTTCTACGTTTCCTCTAACCGGTAGGCTTCTTTGTCTTTGCTCTTGAGTTCCAAAAAGATAATTTCCGTATGAATTTTGTTGTGGTGAAAAAACAGATTTATTACCATAGCTTGCTGAATCAGTTCTTTGAGCTGGTTTAATTCTTTCCACACCCGGTTTAAAAAACGGGTCTCCAACATTAGCATTAGCTCTATACTGCTCTTGCTGCTGTTTTGCTAATATTTCCTGCGTTGTGCCTAAAATTCCTTTATATTGGTTACCTGCTCCAAACATAATTATCTATTTTTATCGTTATTTACATTTCTTATAGATACACTTAAAACCTTATCAGTGTAAGTACTTCCTTTCATTATTCTATTTCTACTACTCGTAGGTATATCATCTTGGCCAAGCATAATTCTATAAATTCTATTTATAAGTTGCTTGCCTTTAAATGATACTTTATATATATGATACTTTTGAGTAGTTCTATTTCTTTTTCGCCAAACAGAAATCCAGTCTTCTTTCAATAATTTATTCCATCTTCTATTATTCCAGCTGTATGAAAACGTACCTGTTTTAAAATCTTGCTTAGTAAACATATCTAAACAATCTAAATAAATTAATAGCTCTAGATCTGCATCATTTAAGTCGTTATTTCTGCACGCCCACTTTCGTATGATTCTATAGTGCTTTAATAACCCTAATTTTTTAACGTCACTAGCATCTATTCTCATAAAACTACAACTATATCTTGCATTTTTATAACTTGATACGGATCACCTTCTATTTCTATAATGTGACCTGCATGTCTATCATAATATATAATATCGTTCTTTTTCATACCTGCATTAGCAGCATCTTCCCCAGGTGATACTATTGATGCTTTCACATATCTAATATCCTCTCTTTGTTTTTCGGCAAGAAGTAAACCGCCTTTAGTAGCGGCTACTCCTTCTTTTTGTTTTTTTATTATTAAGTTTCTACCTATCGCCTTCATTTGCTCTTAAATTATTAATTACACAATCAGTTGATAATATTGTAGTAGCTACAGACGCAGCATTTCTTAATGCACTTTTGGTTACCATTAACGGGTCAATTATACCGTGTTTAACCATATCTACAGGCTCTCCTGTTATTGCATTCAAACCAACACCTTTATCTTGCGGTTGCAATGCTGTAATACCTGCATTTTCTAATATTGTAAAGTAAGGAGCTTTTATAGCTTTTAATAAAACTTCTTCGCCTAAGCCTTTACTTTTAATATATGTTGAAGCGTTTAATAATGCAACTCCACCTCCTGGTACAATACCTTCTTTAACAGCAGCTTTTGTTGCACAGATAGCATCTTCAACTCTATCAGTTTTTTCTTTTAACTCTACTTCAGAGTTTGCACCAACTTTAACTACTGCAATTTTAGCAGTTAGCATTGATAATCTTTTTTCAAGCTTTATAACTTCCCAACTTTTTAGCGTGTTATTTGTAAGCTTTTCTTTTATGCTACGTATTACATCTTTTATTTTTTCGGATGCCTCAGAGACTGTTATAACAGTATCCTCGTGTGAGGTAACACTTTTTAAACAAGATCCTAAATAATCTACATCAATAGAGTCAAGATCATCGCCTAAATCTTCGTTAACTATAGTAGCACCTGTTAATAAAGAAAGATCCTCTAGTACTTCTCTTTTGCTTATACCATAAGTAGGAGCATTGATTACGTTTACTTTTAGATTACCTTTCTTTTTATTGGTAGCTAGAGTTGATAAAACACCTTGTTCTAAATCGCCTATAATAAGCAAAGGTTTGTTGTTTTTTATTACGTACTCCAGCACTTTTTGTATATCTCTTATAGTGTTTACGGGTGATTCCATTATTAACACTAGTGGATTCTCTAATTCAGCTGTTTTTGTTTGTGGATTTGTAATGAAATGAGAATTTGTCAAGCCTTTATCATAAGGAACACCTTCAATTAATTCAGAGACAGTTTTACCGTCACCGGCAGTTTCCATCATTACAATACCTGTATTATCTACAGATCTAAACGCGTCAGCTATAATAGAACCTAGTTCATTGTCGTTGTTAACGGATATAGAAGCTATATTATCTAACATATCGCCTTTTACTTCTACCGCTAGCTCTTCTAAATACTTAATTACTTTTTCAACTGCAGAATTTATGCCGTCTTTTATTTCTCTAGCATTTTTCTTTTCCGAAACAGCGTAAGCTTCCTTTAATATAGCGTGAGCTAAAACAGTGGCAGTAGTTGTACCGTCTCCTGCTTCTTGAACAGTTTTTCTAGCAGCTTCTTTTAATAACGTAGAACCCATATTTTCAACTGGATCAAACAATATTATAGAATCAGCTACAGTAACACCGTCTTTTGTTATTACAGGCTTACCCGTACTATCTTCTAGCATTACGCATTTACCACCAGCTCCTAATGTAGAGCTAACGGCATTTGCTAATTTTTCTATTCCTTTAAATACTTGATCTCTAGCGTCTTCACCAAAATTCAAGTTTTTGACAATTCCGTTCATATTTAATTTGATTTAATTTGATTTAATTCACCCATTTGCGGGTATACGAGTATTATTACTCGTTTTCTTTGATTTTTACCTAATTAATCCTCAGCTTCAGGTTGTGGCGGTACTGGTTCTCCGATAGTTAATGTAATACTAGTTGGCGTTATTAAATCTTGTATTTGTTTTTCTATGTTCGTTTCAATCTCAGTAACTTGTTCGCTACCCATAGCTCCTTTAGTCCAGGCAACCACTTCATCGTTTGTTAAATCCTCAAATGGTATAAAGTTTGTTATACTACTTGTATCTAATACTTGAGTACCAATGTTGGTAGCTGAGTAAGGATTACCTTCTGGATCTAATTGATCTGAAATACCTGTTACAATCCAGTGCACATTGTATACCACATCAGCTTCGTTGTTTTGTTCTGGGTAGCAATCTACTGTTTTGCAATCCCACTCGTAATTTGTCATAATTTTTGTTTTTGGTTTTTGTTTATTTATTTTTCTAATTCTTGTATTCTTTCTTCTAATTCGGCAATTTTTGCTATAAGTAAATCTATATAAGCTACAGACTTAAAACCTTCAGCATCTTCTCTTACAAATTCAGGATTAGTTTTTTCTAACTCCTGAGCAATAACTCCATATCTTTTTTGACCTTTATCAGATTTAAACTCAAATGTTTTCCATTTAACGTCTAAATTATTATTACATACTTTTTCAATATTTTCTTTTAATCTTTCGTCAGAAGAATTTATGAAGTTTGTAGCTGTAACCGTGCTTGTAAAAGTAGCTGCTTGGTTTGAAGCTAAAGATAACGCTTTTGAATTATTCGAATATAGATGTGTAGTTTCAGGTGTATTATATCCTTCTGTTGTAAAAACTTTGTAACCTCCAACCGATAGGTTTAAAGCTTCATTCCTATAACCACAATTTAAAATAACATTATAATTACCGTCACTTGAACTGGATAGTTTTATAGACGGATGTGTTTCACCTGAAACGTGTAGTCTTTCTTGAGGACTAGCAATACCAATCCCAACGTCTCCACCGTTAAAGTACGAAGCAGAATTAGATCTTATTCTAGCGCCAATAACATTAGAACTATTTCTTAAATAAATTTCTGAACTATTATTATTAAAGTATATTCCACTGTCTGCTGTGCTAGCGTTGTTTCTTACTTGAACAGCCCATTGATTAGCTGAAGCGTTTGTACCTACAAAAAACCTATCACTTTGAACAACACCGTTTACATCTAATTTTTGACTAGGGCTAGTCGTTCCAATTCCTACATTACCAGCATTAGATATTGTCATCCTCGTGGAATTGTTTGTTTTGAAAAACATAGGGTAGTAAGCACTATTGGATAACACTGTTTCATTGCTAGATTCAAGTAATGACGTATAATTGCCTGCTTTAAAACCTGTAGTAGCTTTTGCATATCCAGTTACCTCTAACTTCTCACTAGGGCTAGTCGTTCCGATACCTACGTTACCACCAGATTTTATACGCATGTATTCTGCGACACCAGCAGCGCTTTTTCCAACAAAAGCCAAATCACTAGCATCACTACCTGATCTTATAGATACTATTCTACTTACAGAATTATTATTAGTACCTACAGTAAAAAGTAGTTGAGAGAAATTATTAGTATTACCAGCTGTGTTTGTATTATTTATTGTAGTACCCGCAGAGGCCTGACCACCTGAATCTGTTGGGCTGTAAACCGTAGTTTGACTTCCTTGAATATGTAACTTATTTGTAGGACTAGTCGTCCCAATACCTACGTTACCCGCGCTTGTAATACGCATTTTTTCAGTACTATTAGTAGCAAATAATAAGTTACTATTTTCTCTTTGCCAAATTATAGCCTCATTACCTGTGTTAACCCCAACATCAAATCCATCAGCAGTTGTAGTTCCTGTTTGAGCATTACTAAATTTAGCGTAAGATGCTGAAGAAGCGGTACTATTATTAACGTGTAATTTTTGAACTGGATTAGTAGTCCCAATCCCTACATTACCGTCTGCTAGTACTTCGAATAAACTACTTGCTCCTCCATTACCTTTTAGTCTAAATACAGATGTATTATTATTTAAGTCGGTTTGTCCATAAAATAAATTTCCAGAGCTTCTTACATCTAATTTATAAACAGGACTAGTCGTACCGATCCCAAATCTACCTGAGGAATCTATACGCGCGCGTTCAGTGTTGTTTGTAGCAAATCGTAAAGCCGTATTATCCGAATTCCATAGTCTATTTCCATAAAAACCTTGATCTGAGAATACGTTTCCTGTTAAATTAATGCTACCAACAACATCCAACTTCTGGCTCGGACTATTAGTACCGATACCAACGCTACCTGTGTTATCTATGTAAACTGTTTGGGCAGAGGAATTACCACCTCCCCTTAACTCAAGCTCTGTAGAATTAGATCTTTCTCCTATGAAAGTATTATTTCCCCCGAAGTATATATGTCTATTGTCTCCGTCTAGTTTTACATTTCCAGCTACTTCAAGTTTTTGACTAGGGCTTGTCGTTCCAATACCTACGTTCTTAGATGTATCTATAAAAATAGCATTACTTCCGTTTTGCATGATTTGCATAGAAGTGTTGTTATAAGTACCCATATAGCCAGTTGCTCCACCCGCTACCATTCTTATATCACCGCCCCCAGCCTCTGATACTTTCATTGTTGCGCTACTCTTGGAAATTGTTAAATTACCTGATAATGTACCTCCAGTTAAAGGCAGAAAAGGCCCCAGTCCACCACCATGAGCATCTACATAACTTTTACTTGCAGCATCGGTTGATGCTACTGGAGTAGCTGGTATTGTCACTTGCCCAGTAAAACTACCAGTTCCAACTACATCTAATTTAGAAGTTGGACTATTCGTACCGATACCTAAATTACCAGCAGCGCTTAAGGTCATAGACGACGAACCTATTGCGTTGCCGTTAACAGTAAAACGTAAATACCCTCCTGATGTTTTTGCCCACAAGTAATTACCTGTTGCTCTAGTAAAACCTACGACATGACCGCTTAGAGTAGTATTGCCATACTGACCAGCTACCTCTAATTTTTCACTAGGACTAGTTGTACCAATACCTACGTTGCCAGAGGAGTTTATATAAAATCTATCACTACCAGCTGTTCTTATCTTAAAAGTATCATTAGAAGGGAATCCAAATTTTGTATCGCCATCGTTATTGTGTAGTATGTAATCATCAATACCGACGGAGTCAGCACCAACCACTGTCAAGGGATTAGAAGGACTAGTAGTACCGATACCTACATCGCCTTGAAAATAGTTTTTTACAGCACTACCTAGTTGATAAACGCCGTAATTGTTTGTAGCTGCTGTCCCTGGGTTTAAATATACACCGTAATTATTAGTCACTGTTGCTAACCCACCTACGCCTAAGCTGTTTACTTTTAAACCTGCATGACTACCTAATGTTACCGCATTCGTAGATGTATAATTTCTATATTCAGCAAAGAAATTAATCATCTCATCGGTATTACCTTTAGCGTTTTCTCCGTAAGCTCTAGCTCTAAAAGTAGACCATCTTCCTGTAGCTCCAGGAGGTGTTCCTGTTAACTTAATAAAAGCACCTACGCTACCACCCGATGATGAAGCCGTGTTATTTGCAAGTGTATCAAAGTTAAAGTTTGAAGTGGCTTGATTAGTCAAGTGAGCTCCGGTATACTCGTAAAACTTAGTTTCACCGTTAACCACTAATTTTTTTGTTGGGTTTGTATCATTAACACCAACATTACCAGTAGAAGCGATACGCATTTTTTCAGACCCAGACTGTTTGAATATAACATTACCTTGTGTTCCTTGTATTTCAGTACCCGTAGATAAGTTATCATCAAAAATTATAGATCCACCGGTATTGTTAGAACTATTTACATATATTTTAGGTATAACTCCAGCTACTTCAAGTTTTTGACTAGGGCTAGTCGTTCCGATACCTATGTTATGAGTAAGACCGTCTATGTGTAAAGCGGTAGAAGTAGTACCTCCTTTGTTACCTTGAAAATTTATATCATGGTTTTGACCCATGTTCCTAATATACAAAGGTCCACCGCCAAAGTCTCCTGCTTGGTCTATATAACCAGCATATCCACTGTGCGAAAGAGTAATTCTTTTAGACTTAATATTACCATCTACATCTAATTTCTCACCTGGACTAGTTGTTCCGATACCAAAATTACCTGAACTGTTAAGAGTAACAAACCTATTACCACCTCCTTTAATTGTAAAGTAGTTTCCACCACCAATAGACCAAACTGGCTGGCTTGAACCATATTGCCATTTATATTGGTTCGTGCTGTCGTTAAAAACAAAAACATCTCCGTCGTCAATATGTAATTTATCACTAGGGTTATTAGTTCCAATACCTACGTTAGTGCCAGAAACTACTAAAATATTATTATCAGTAGTAACCCCAGCTA